ATGCCTGAGTGGTTTGTTAAAGATTTAGTTTCTAAGAAAGCTGAGGAGCTGGGTATAGATTTAAAAGCTGATGGTGGCCCTATTAGTTTACCAAAAGTAGAAGAGAGAACTGAATTAAAAAAAGGGACAAATTTAATTCCTGAAGGTATGAAAGGTTCTAAAAAACCAGAATTAATTACACAAGGACCTAATAAAGGAAAATACGCTATTAATCGTATTGTAGATGGTAAACCTCAAAGAGTTATTTTAAATAAAAAACAAGTTGATGAATTTGGAAAATTAACAAAAGTAATATTACAACAAGAAACAGGAAAACCAGTTTGGCCTGATCCTAAAAGAGAAAAAATGTTTATTAAAGATTTAGAAAAAAAATTACAATTCCCTGCAGGTAAAGCAACTCCAATAGAATTAAGAGCTCCTGCTCTTGCAAAAAAATATCCTGAAATATCTGAAAGACAGATTGAAAGAGCCACAAAATATTATAGAGAAAATTTAAATTTAAAATATAAAAAAGGAATTGGAACAGACGATCCAACCGGTGCTAAAGTTCAAAAAGAAAGAAGAGAAGCTTTAAAGAAAAAAAGTGACTTAACTTATGAAAAACGTTTAACTGGAAATGAAAAATTTCATAAAAGTCATATGTCAGATTTGTACACTAAAGATGTTAGAACTGGCACAATAGGATATGCAAAGGCTTCCATTAACATGGAAGACTTAGACGATATTGATGCAAAGATGAAAGCTTTGTACAAACAACAAGAAGATCTTCTTAAAAAAAATCCTAAAAATTTTAAAATTATAATGGATGAAATAAATAGAAAAGGAACTGATTTAGCTGCTCAGTCCGGAGGATATAAAAAATTTGAAGCTATAGATCCTATTACTAAAAAGTCTTTTGTAATAAATTTTAGTTCAGCAGCACAAGAATTAGACCCAACAGATATTTTAGAAAATAAAAAACTATCTGAGTTAGACAGTAAGTTAGATAAACGAACAGTTGAAACTTTAAAAGAAAATGCAATGAAGAATATTTCAAAATTTGGTAAGTACGCAAAAGTAATTGCTAAACCTGTAGTAAGAGCGGTATCACCTTTTGTCCCTGTTTTAGGAACTGTTGGAGTAGGCATGGGTGTTGCTGATGTGGCTGAAGCTGCAAAAAGAGATTTAAGAAATGAAGAATTAGGCATTGCATATTTGGCTGGTCCAGATGTTGCAGAAAACTATTCTAAGTTTAAAGAGAGTGTAAGAGGTAAATCGGATGAGTTCGAAGAATTCGTACCCTAAAACCTGGCTCCTGGCGCCTGAATCAGGACCCACGCCTCAGGGGTTGAATATTAATTATAATACTGTTAAAACAGTTAAATTGGAGAAAACAAATGGCAGACAAAACAGACAAGTCCTTAACACAAGGGCCAAGAGGTTCAGTAACAATACCGGGTGAAGAACAGATTCAAGAAACTGTGCAAGAAGTTGCAGTAGAAGAGCAACAAGCACCAGGGCCTGTAGAGACAACCGAGAATGAAGATGGATCAGTTGAAATTAATTTTGATCCTAATGCCGCTTCACCAGAAGGTGGCGATGAACACTACGCAAACTTAGCAGAATTTTTACCAGACGATGTGTTATCAGAAATGGGATCAGATCTTTCTCAAAAATATCAAGACTACCAAATGGGTAGAAAAGATTGGGAGAGAACTTATACAACAGGTTTAGATTTATTAGGTTTCAAATACGATATGAAGACGGAACCTTTTCAAGGAGCAAGTGGTGCAACGCACCCAGTTCTTGCAGAAGCTGTCACACAGTTTCAAGCTTTAGCTTACAAAGAATTATTACCAGCAGATGGGCCAGTTAGAACAGCTGTGATTGGAGCACCTAATCCAGAAAAACAACAACAGGCTCAACGAGTTAAAGATTTTATGAATTACGAGCTCATGGAAAAAATGAAAGATTATGAGCCAGACTTTGATCAAATGCTATTCTATTTACCTTTAGCAGGATCAGCTTTTAAAAAAGTTTATTATGATGAACTTCAAGGAGAGCCAACATCAAAGTTTGTACCTGCAGATGATTTGATTGTACCGTACACTGCTACCTCATTAGAAGATGCGGAAGCAATCATCCATCGGGTAAAGGTTTCTAAAAACGAATTAAGAAAACAACAAGTCGCAGGCTTTTACAGAGACATCGAGTTAGGTCAACCAAGAAATGTTGAAAGCGATGTAGAGAAAAAAGAGAGAGAATTAGAAGGCCAAAGAAAAACTCAAGATGATGACGTTTATACTTTGTTAGAGTGCCACATTAATTTAGACATCGAAGGTTTTGAAGATACAGATGAATCAGGTGAGCCATCTGGAATTAAGATACCGTACATTGTAACAGTTGAAGAAGCGACAAGAAACGTTTTATCAATTAAAAGAAATTACGAAATTGGGGATCCGAAAAAAAATAAAATAGATTACTTTGTCCACTTTAAGTTTTTACCTGGACTAGGTTTTTATGGTTTCGGTCTCATCCATATGATTGGTGGTCTGTCTAGAACTGCAACTGCAGCTCTTCGTCAATTATTGGATGCGGGTACGCTCTCCAACTTACCCGCAGGATTTAAAATGCGTGGTATTAGGATTAGAGACGACGCACAATCAATTCAACCTGGTGAGTTTAGAGATGTAGATGCTCCAGGTGGTAACTTAAAAGATTCATTTATGATGTTGCCATTTAAAGAGCCTTCTGCAACTTTATTAAACTTAATGGGTATCGTTGTTAATGCAGGTCAAAGATTTGCATCAATTGCAGATTTACAAGTAGGTGATGGTAATCAACAAGCCGCTGTTGGTACAACTGTTGCTCTTCTTGAAAGAGGAAGCAGAACTATGTCTGCTATCCATAAAAGAATTTACTCTTCTTTAAAATCTGAGTTTAGATTATTAGCAAGAGTATTCAAATTATATCTACCACCGGAGTATCCGTATGACATTGTTGGGGGTCAAAGAATGATTAAACAAGCAGACTTTGATGATCGGGTGGATATATTGCCAGTTGCTGATCCCAACATCTTTTCTCAAACTCAGCGTATTTCCCTCGCACAAACAGAGTTGCAGCTGGCAACGTCTAATCCGCAAATACATAATTTGTATCAAGCGTATAGAAATATGTACGAAGCGTTAGGTGTAAAAGATATTGATACGTTATTAATCAAACCTCAACCACCTCAACCATTAGATCCAAGTTTAGAAAACATTATGGCTTTATCCGGAAAACCTTTTCAAGCTTTCCCTGGTCAAGATCATAGAGCTCATATAACTTCGCATTTAAATTTTATGGCAACTAACATTGCTAGAAATAATCCGATGGTTTTGGCAGCTATGGAAAAAAATGTTTTTGAACATATTAGTTTAATGTCTCAAGAACAGATTGAATTAGAGTTTCCTGAAGAATTAATGCAAATTGCACAGATGACTCAGATGGCTCAACAGAATCCACAGCTTCAACAACAAGTAATGCAGATGTCTCAGAAGATAGAAGCAAGAAAAGCTGTGTTGATTGCTGAAATGATGGAAGAATTCATGAAGGAAGAAAAAGCAATTACTTCTCAATTTGATAATGATCCAATTGCTAAGTTAAGATCTAGAGAGTTAGACCTTAGAGCAATGGATAATCAACGTAAAAAAGTTGAGGGACAAGAAAAAATTAATCTTGATCGTATGAAAGCGATGATGAATCAACAAGAACACAATGACAAGCTTCAACAAAACGAAGATTTAGCTAAAATGAGAGCTGAGACTTCAATTGAGAAGACAATACTTAGTAAAACTATGCCAAATGTAGATAAAATGATACCAAGTATTGAAATTCAAAAATATAAAGGAGAAAATAGATAATGAGAGAGAAGCAATACAGAAATTTTGGTAATTTACCAGAAAAAGTGCAGGAAAGAATTGATTCAGGCCTTGCAAAAAAATATAAAAAGGGTGGATTTATTCAAAAAGCAATAAAAAAACCTGGAGCACTAAGAAAATCTCTAGGAATTAAAAAGGGTAAGACAATACCCGCTTCAAAGTTAAAAGCAGCTGCTAAGAAACCAGGAAAACTTGGACAAAGAGCAAGATTTGCTATAACATTGGGCAAATTAAGAAAAAAATAAGGAGAAACAATGGCTAAAAAAGAATCTTTTACAAAAGAGACAGATGTTAGCATTCCTTCTCAGAATCTTGAAATAGATCCTAGAGGAAAAACACTTGCAGATGGTATGCAGTGGAATGTTATCCCAACTGGAGACAAGGTTGAGGTAAGAGGAACTAAAAGAATGCTAGCTGACAAGAAAAAAACTGCTAAGTGGTATTAAGCTATGTGGTTATCGGCAATTAAACTAGCCGTCTCCGCTGGTAGTAAAATTTATGCTAATAAGCAAAGAGCAAAAGTTGCTATGTCGGACGCACAGTTATTACATGCGGAACGACAAGCGCGAGGAGAGGAAGCTTACCAGGGCAAACTTTTAGAAGCCCGTCAAAACGACTACAAGGACGAGGTGGTTTTGGCGATTCTCACGTTGCCCATTTTGGTGCTCGCCTGGGGGGTCTGGTCGGACGATCCGGCAGCTATGGAAAAGATAAAAACTTTCTTTGAGCATTTTGCGGCACTGCCGACATGGTTTACCTCACTTTGGATTCTTGTCTGCGGAAGTATTTTTGGTATAAAAGGGACACAAATCTTTAGGAATGGTAAAAAATAAGGTAGACAATTATAATTAAAAACCATATAAATATGTTAAGGAGAAAAACTTATGAGACAAAATGGTGTTAGATCAAATGTAAGATTCCCATACGGAAAAGGTGGATCTACTAAAAAGAAAAAACAAGGCTATAAAGATAGAAAAGATGAATCTATCGCTATGAGAGTTCGTAAAAAAAGAACGCCTGCTCAACTTAAAGCAAGCAGAGACGAATCTTATGGAAGATTTGGAAGCAAAGCTAAAAAATCTGGAAAAATAAATAGGTAATATTATGGCACAAAAATTTCATTCAACTTCAGGGAGACCTAGAGTGGCAGGCAAAGCTTGGGCAACAGGTACTGAACGTGTTAGTCTTAGAAAAGGTGGAAAAGCTAAAAGAAGAAATACAAGTCGTATGAACAGACTAGAAGAACTAGGAAGAGTCGATGCGGAAAAAGCTTACACTAAAAAAGGCAAAAGAAATCTTAGAGACGAGAAAAAAAGAGTCGTAAGAGAATTAAAAAGAGGTTAATATGAACAGAAGAGGAATCAACACTTCTATATTAATTAAAAATGGACCAACAAGTGCGGGTAATGGAAGAGGAATAACTCCCCCAACTCCAGCTAGTTCAGGTTTGGCTCCAAGTGGTTCTGCTCATGCAGTTCCAATCAATGTAACTAAGGGTAGAAAGTCTACTAACTTTGATGGTTCAACTAAGAATATCACTTTAGTTGGTGCACGATCTAAAGTTTAATGTCTCGAAAAAAAATTCAGAAATTACTTCAACAAATGAAGGGTGGGAAAAAGAAAAAAGTACCCACTAAAGCTTCTCGCACAATTGCTCTTGAAGGAAGAAAACATTTTCAACATGGTGGAACTAATTCCATGATTAAACAAGCTCAACAAAATTATAATGGAAGTTATGTTTCTGGAGATTTAGGTGGTGTTCAAGTAGGAAATAAATCTTACGCAAAATACTATTCTAATCCTGGATTTAAAATGCCTAAGATATAGAAGCCTTTTAAATCTAAAAAACAAAAAGAAGAAAGTAAAAAAATGATAAACACTTATAACTTATTTGCTATTCCTGTATTTCATGGAAAGTTACCAGTCCCTGTAGACATATATAATAAAATACTTAAATATACAGATGAAAACTGTACTGATGATAATGTCAAAGACACAATTTCATGTGTAAAAGGATTTCAAATTCATGATGAATTTGATGGGAAAAAAGAACTTCATATTTTTTTACATAATTATTTAAGAAATATTTATTCTTTTAAACCATTAAATGGATGGTTAAATATTTTAGGAAAAGGCTCTTACAATAAACCACATACTCATATTGGAGATGAAATTACTCATGGAGGGGTATTATATCTTTCTAATAATAATAGTAATATTTGCTTTACGAGAGAGCATGAAGTTTTTGAAATAACACCTAAAATTTTTGATTATGTTATTTTTCCCTGTACTTTACTCCATTATGTATTACCTGGAGATAACAACAGTAAAAGAATTTCATATGCATTTAACTTAAAAAAGGAGTAAAAATGGACGAACTAACACTAATAAATAAAATACAGAGAGAGTTAAAAGAACAATATCAACAAATTGGCGATGCCATGATTGCTGGAGGTATTGACAATATGGAGAAATATAAGTATATGATGGGACAGGCACATGCCTATTTAAAAATATCACAGGATATCTCTAACCTGCTAAATAAGAAGGAGCAAAATGAAAAAGGAACAGTCATCAAACTCGACACCAACCCCAAAAGTTAAATACGCCTTAACTGAAAAATACCAAGCAGAAGCAGATAAAAGACATAAACAAGAAGTAGATAGTTACGAACGTTTAAAAAGTAAAGAGTCCGCTAAGTTACCAACACCAACTGGATGGAGATTATTAGTTCTCCCATTTAAAATGCCTGAAAAAACTAAAGGTGGTTTATACTTAGGCCAAGATACTTTAGAACGTCAACAAGTTGCTTCAACATGTGGATTAATTTTAGAAACGGGTCCAGATGTTTATAATGATAAAGAAAAATTTCCAGAAGGTCCTTGGTGCAAGAAGGGCGATTGGGTGATCTTTGCACGTTATGCAGGATCACGAATACAAATTGACGGGGGTGAAGTAAGATTGCTAAATGACGATGAAGTATTGGCTACAATCGACAACCCCGAAGATATACTTCATCAATACTAAAACATAGAAGGAGAAACCTATGCCAGAAGAAGCAAAGAAAACAGTTGATATCGACACATCGGGTCCAGCAATGGATGTTGATATACCTGAAGTAAAAGACGAATCTTCGATTGAAGAAAAAGAGGTTGTTCAAAAAGAAGAATCTACAATCAGAGAAGTAGTTGAAGAAAAAGAGCCGGTAGAAGAAAAAGAAACGGCCCCAGAGAAAGATATAAAAGAAGATAAAGATGAATTGAAAGATTATAGTGATAGCGTACAGAAAAGAATAGCTAAGCTAACTAAAAAATGGAGAGAAGCGGAACGTCAAAAAGACGAAGCTCTTTCTTATGCTCAAAGAGTAATAAAAGATAAGAAAGACACAGAAGCTAAACTTAAAAAGATAGAGCCTAATTTTCTTTCTGTAACTGAAGAAGGTATTACTACAGGTATTGAAGCAGCTAAAGCACAACTTGCAGCAGCTAGAGAAGCACAAGATCTCGGCGCTGAAGCAACGGCAATGGCTAAAATATCTGAACTAGGATACAAACAAGCGAAGTTGAATGAGACTAAGGAAGCTCAGGCAGCTTTTGAAAAACAACAAGCGGAGAAAAAACCTGAACCTACATTAGGTAGACAAATGCCGGCTAAAAGTGCACCTGATCCTAAAGCTGAGTCATGGAGTGAAAATAATCCATGGTTTGGACAGGATACAGCAATGACTTATACAGCCTTTGATCTACATAAAAAACTTGTAGAGGCTGAAGGTTTTGATCCATCAAGTGACGAATATTATAAGGAAATTGATAAAAGAATAAGACTTGAATTTCCTCATAAATTTGAAAAACTGGTCGCAAAACAGTGAGACTCACGCCGTCTCAAGTTACAATCGCTAAAAAATTAGGTGTGCCACTTGAAGAGTATGCAAAACAATTAAACATCACGAAGGAGGCGTAAGCATATGAGTACAGAGAAAAAAACTTCCCGTGCGAGTCAAACAAGAGAAAAAACTTCTCGAAAAAAAGTTTGGACTCCACCATCATCTTTAGATGCACCCCCTGCACCGACAGGATTTCATCATAGATGGATAAGAGCCGAATCAATGGGATTTGAGGACTCTAAAAATGTTCAAGGTCGAATTAGATCTGGATATGAATTAGTTAGAGCGGATGAATACCCGGATGGCGAATATCCAGTTGTTGAAAACGGTAAATACAAGGGAGTGATCGGAGTTGGCGGCCTAGTGCTCGCTAGGGTACCTGAGGAGATTGTAAAACAACGTGCCGACTATTATGCAAAACAACATAACGACAAAGTCGAAGCGATGGATAAAGATCTTATGAAGGATGAGCATCAGAGTATGCCAATCGATATCGATAGGCAGTCTCGCGTAACTTTTGGTGGCTCAAAGAAATCCTAATTAGAATTTCTAAGACCATTAAAAATCTAACAACCCGTGCTGGAGGTTCCTTCGGGGACAGGCACATTTAATAGGAGGCCTTTATGGCAAGAGCTAATAAAGACAGCGCCTTTGGTTTAAGAGCCATTGGCAAAGTGGGTATGAATAGAGACAACCAAGGACTAGGTGAGTATAGTATCACAGCTAACGATACTACTACTATCTATTTCCAAGATGCGGTTTCAGCAACAGCAGCAGGTACAATTCACCAAGCTGCCGAGTCGGAAGCGTTTCTTGTAGGTTCACTTAATGGTGTTTTCTACACAGACCCAAATACAAGCAAGCCTACGTGGAGCAACTATTATCCAGGAAGCACAAATGCTTCGGATATAGCAGCTTTCGTAAGCGACGACCCGTATGAAAGATTCGAAATTCAATCGAACAAAGCTACTGCGCACACGCAGTCAGATGTGTTCATGAATTTTGACATCGATGTAAATGCAGGTGACAGTGCTAACTACGTTTCTAAATCGGAGTTAAAGCATTCAACTGCAACTACAGGTACGGCTCAAATAAAAGTAGTAGGTGTTTCAAAAGACATTGATAATAGTAACTTAGGTGCTTCAACAGTAAACTTTGTTGTTATGATCAACGAACACTTATTCAATGCCAAAAATAACGGCATATAATAGCAGGATAGGAGAATAAAACATGGCTATATCACGAGGACAACTAGTTAAAGAACTAGAGCCAGGCTTGAATGCACTATTCGGCTTGGAATATAAACGTTATGAGAATCAGCATGCTGAGATATACGTAACAGAAACTTCAGACAGAGCGTTTGAAGAAGAAGTTATGTTATCTGGTTTTGCAAATGCTTCAGTTAAACCGGAAGGTTCTGGCGTGGTTTTTGACAATGCTCAAGAAACTTACACAGCTAGATACACTATGGAAAC